AACAGATCAATCGGCACAGCTCCTCCAGGATCACCAGAGGCATTGGCACTTGGCAAAATAAAAGCAGTTATTGATGACGCTGTATTCAATGGGATTGAGCGTGGCATAATTTACGGTGATCAGGCAGTTCTCGATCAGCTCAAAAATGCAACGCAGCTTTACAGGGATTATGCAGGCTTGGTCGGCAAAGGCAAAGGTGGTGACACCGCAGAGCGTGCATCTAACAAGATCCTAGAGCAGTTGACGAGTTCCAACTACACGCCTCGTCAGGTAGCCAACGCACTGTTCGGTCATAACAAGTTCGCCCCCAACCAATCTGTCCCGCTAGTTATTGATAAGCTGAAAGCATCGCTGCCAGAAGAATCATATAACGAGATTGTCGGGTTGTTGAAAGATGCGATTCTTGAAAAAGCATTCTCAGGCGCAGGCAAGTCAGGCGTAACCAGAAAGAACATTGTTAACAACTATAATGATGTTTTCGTCCGCAACAAAGCGATCATCAATAAGCTCTTCACTCCTGACGAAGTCGCTAGAGTCAGCAAGTTCCGTGAAGATGTTTTGCCAACAGTTTGGGCAGAAGAAAAATTAAACCCATCCAACACAGGTTATACGCTGTTGTCAGCTATGACTCGTTCAGGATTGATGAACTTCGCTCGTGGCATACCGATTGTTGGTGATAATATTGTTCAAGCTGCAGAAGGCATGGGCCAACGCAGACAAGCATTGGACATCATCCGTCAATATGTCGCTCGGACTAATCAGCCATTGTTGAGCTCTGCGATTCAGGCACCTGTGCGACCTGTCGCAACTGAAGAGGTGTCTCAGTCACAATCTTCCCCAGCACTGCAAAGTCTGCTTCAATCACTGCCAGCCTCAGAACGCGACAAAATTATACAACAGGGAATTCAATAGTGCAATGGATCCTATCACAGCTGTCGGGCTAGCAACATCCGCGTTCAACGCGATCAAGCAAGGCATAGCTGTAGGTAGAGATTTGCAGGATATGGGTGGGCAGCTTTCCCAATGGGGCAAAGCGTTCAGCGATTTCGGTTACGCAGAAAAGAAAGCGACAAACCCACCTTGGTATAAGTTTAAAGGCTCTGATCAAGAAACAGCACTAGAAATATTTGCGCAAAAGAAAAAGATGGAAAACATGCGCAAAGAAATCCAGAGCTACATAAGTTTGTATTATGGGCCATCGGCTTGGGAAGAAGTTTTGCACATTGAAGCGCAAATGCGCAAGCAGCGTAAAGAAGAAATATACCGCAAAGAAGAAATGAAGCAAAAGATCATAGAGTGGATTGCTGGGATTTTGATTGTTTCAACTGCTATTGGGATTTTAGTTCTTTTCGTATATTTCCTCGGCAGAAAACAAGGTAAGTGGTGATGTGGTTTCTTGTTTGGTTCATGTTCACTAACAGTAAACTTGAGCACTATCAGCTGAAGCAATTTTCAACAGAGCAAGATTGTAGGCAAGAGTTAGAAAAAGCCAAAGTCTTAATAACTAACAGCACAACAGTGGTGTATTGCTTTGAGGTTATACCAGAACAGTCTCGGTAAGTATGTTGTTCTAGATGACAATGGCAAGATCGTGATTATAACGCACCACAAGAAAATAGCAGAAGCATACGCAAAAAAGCAATCATCCAGCGATGACGTCAGCTAGCTCCTGCCAATCTTCGTCCGTCATATTCCCACGCTTCCCCCAAGTCATCAAATCAAGTATTTGCCCAGAGGAAGGACGATCAAAAATTTTTTTAGCCTCACGTCCATGTATCAAACCAGTATAATCTCGGCCAACACGCAGCAATATCCAACAATCACCTTTGTGCTCGTTATACTCTTTTAGCCAAAGGCATTGATTCAATTTTAAACCTGTGCTGACGCGGTTTTTTGGCCAAGCCTTGAGATACTTCAGTTCTATCCAGCCAGACTTGCCTTCCCTAATATAGTGAACATCGGGCATGCCTTTCATGACCCGATTCTCAACACGATACATTCGCAGCTTCAACTTGTTGCGTAACAACGCCCAAAAATTACTCTCGCTCATTCTTCCTCCGTTAAGAACATTGACATTGGATCTTTGGTTACTACGTCTGCTAGGTTCTTTTTCTCCCGCAGAGCTTTTATGATTTTTGTGTCTATTGTTTTGGGTGCTTCTAGGTCAATGTAGGTGACATTGTTGGTTGTGCCGATGCGGTGGCACCTGTCTTCTGATTGAAGGCGAGTCTCTAGGTCAAAGCTGTTAGAATAGTAGATTGCATAATCTGCAGCTGTCAGAGTTAGACCGATGCCGCCTGACTGGGGCTGACCGATGAAGTAACGGATGCTATCGTCCTCTTGGAAACGCTTTACGGCCATCGCTCTGTCGTCGTTAGAGATGTCGCCATGGTAAGCCACAGCTGAGTCGCCTAACATGTCCTGTATGGCTCTTAAATCGGCTTTAAATCGTGCCCATATAATTACCTTGGATTGAATGTTCGCGAGCAGCTCTTTCAGAGCTTCCATGCGTGGATTCTTATCGTCAATCGGGACGACTTTGTCCTCTGTCGGGAACCAACCGCAAAGTATCTGCTGAAGGCGCAACATGCGGGTGATAGCCTCGGACGCTGTCAAAGTCTCGTCGCCCAACTCAGTCACGAACTCTTTACGCAGTTGCTCATACAATTTGCGTTGTTTCGGGGACAGCTCAACATACTCACGCTGATAGATCTTCTCGGGCAAGTCAAGGCAGTCTTTTTTCAACACGCGGAAAGAATGACCTTCAATGTTCTTGGTCAGCTCGTCAACATTCTGGTAAGAAACAATCTGCTTGTTCTCAAAGCCTCCCATAACACAATAGCGAGCTCTGAAAGAATAAAAGCTGTCATAGCCCAAGATGTATGGATCAAGGAACTTGAACTGGCTGTAGACGTCCTCTGGACCTTTGGTCACTGGGGTGCCTGTCATGATGCGGCGATACTTGGCTTGCTTGGCGAAGTTGGTTATGGTCTTTGTGCGCTTGGCTCCTGGACGTTTGATGCGGGAGCTCTCGTCAACAACAAGAAGCACGTCATTGGCTAATAAAATGCGTTTCATTAGGTTCACAGCTTTGTCGCTGACGAATCCTTCAACATTGAACGCAAACACACGCAGAACATCTGGCGCACCCATCGTTTCCTCGAAATATTCTTTCCACTGCTTGGTCATGCCTGCATAATAATGCACAGACTTGTATTGGCACCAGTGGGGCATGTGCTGGGGGATCTCTTTGTTCAGCCAGTTGCGGTGAACACCATTAGGCGCAATCACTACGAGAGCAGAGATTTTGCCTTGGCCGTAAAGATAGGCAGCATTGTCAATGATGACTTTTGTTTTGCCTGTGCCTTGCTCCATAAGAAGAGCGAAAGCCTCTTTGTCTCGGCTCATGTAGAATGCTTTGCGTTGGTGATCAAAAGGCTGCGTCTTGAATATAAAGTCGCCTTTGTCCTCGGCTGGGAGCTCTTTTTCTTGACGCAGCTTTTCAGCTTCAATCTTGGTTTCAATGTATTCATCAAGATACTGCTGGCAGTCCTCAGCCCACTCAGCATCAGGCCAGAACTTATGGATGTGATCAATGTTTGCGCCTGTTGGGGCAAAAAGCAGATCCCTCTCAATCCACTTTTTGAATCCTGGTAGGGATGCTAGTCTCTGAATGGCTGTCCCATCTAGCTTGGTTGAAGCTAGACAGAACTTGCCGTAATCAGCCTTGCGGATCTTCATAGTCCGAACCTTTCCGCGCAGATTGGTCCAATGCCACGCTCAATACTATCGTGGCGAGTTAGTTCGCGTCCGCAGCACGCGCAGTTGCCAGTCTTGCGACCATAAGCAACAGCTGACTCAAGAGGGTTAGCAGCAATCTCTTGCAGCTTGTTAATGATGCCCTCAGGAGCAGTGCGGATGCCGAACCACTTGCCTTCTTTAACTTTGCCTGCATACTCACCGTCAACCTTGACGTAAAGAGCACCAGCATTAGCACCATTGTCAGGTGCACGAGAGATCACCAGATCCTCATAGCGGAACTTAGGTGTCTTGATGGCTTCATGAGCCTTGGAGAACATGGAGATGATGTTGCTCAAATCAATCTCAGGTGCATTGTCGCGCTCGGCTTTATGAGCAGCAACCTTCATCAGCATCGCAACAGCAGAGCCAACCTGCTTCTCGGAAAGAGATCCGCGTTGAGTGAATTGCTGAACGAGAGAAGCAGCAAAGCTATTCCAAGATGAGATTTCTTCAAGAGCCTCTATGAGTCCTGGGTTTTCCTCTTTGAATTTTTTCATGTCAAAGTAAACCTTTTTCCAGTCCCTCGCTTTGCCCCAAGCACCTCTTGGGTTTCTTGCTCTTTGAATATATTCAGCAGTGGTGATGTCCATGGTTAGTTCCTTTCTCAGTTGATAGCCTATTATCTCCTTTCTGCCAGAAGAAAGCAACAATTATCTTTGAAGAAAGCAAACTTTGTTTCCTTATATATCAATTGCTTACAGGTCTTAGCCTTGGACGAGGCATTGATATGCCTTTACGCTTCCAGTCTTTTTTGTTTATATCACCATTGTAAAACATATGATCGCCGATGCGCCCGACGAACTCAAAATGCTTAGCCCAATATGGTTTCACCTCAATAGCGTGATAAAAGGTTGCGCCATGATCTAGCACCTCACCTCTGAGAGCCATGTTGGCAATGTCCTTGGCGGTTGACCATGCAGCGATCTCTTTGGGTCGCTCAGGCTTTCCGTCACAGTAAAAGCTGAACTGGCAATCATATTTCTTTGGGCCAGTGTCTTGCTTCACGACCTCGCAAACTGTTGCTGGGAAGTCAGGACTTTGGACTCGGTTGATCACAACCTCTGCGACTGCGAGCTGTCCGTCTAGGTGCTCGCCACGAGCCTCGTAGTAAACTGCCATGGCTAGGCATGTTGCTGCAGTTATCATCATTGTTCTTCCTCCTCATCTTCGTCGGCCTCTACTTCGCCGTATCCACCGCACTCTTCGCAAGTGTCCATGTATGCTTCAAGATAACCGCCATTGACATAGTCAATGACAGCTCTTGTATATTCTCTGCGACCTTCACCGTCGCACTCTGGGCAAGGCTTCATCATGCTGATGCCGCCATCTTCTCGAACAACCATGGTTCGTTGACAGTCTCAAACTTAGGGTTCTCGACTTCGTAGTATGCATGGGCGAGTTTATTGGCGTGCTTGGTTGATTCCATAGCAATCCACTCACGGTGCTGGTTGTCGATTGTTGTGCGGTCGCGTGTGTCGATGACTAGCACGTGCTTGGTGATCTGGACAATGTAAACTTTTCCATCCTCAAGAGTCGGCAGGAAGTTGGCGAGCTTGGTGCGCTTTTCAAGTTTCTTCCACTTGCCTTTGATGCCGAGCTTTTTGCAAGCTGCTGCGATGTTGGCATTGCTGACGCCTTTGCAGTGACGCTTGCCACGTATCAGCTTAAGAGTCTGATATGCACGCTCGTAGCTGCAGCCAGCAACAGTGGCAACAGAATATGGGCCACACCATGTAATACGTTGGTTGCCGATCCAGTCGGTGATCTCGCGGTGGTTGGGTTTGAACTTGTCCATAATCATTTCCTTTCTCAGTTGATAAGTTAGTATCGCTCTTTCTGGCAGAAAAGGCAACAACTAAATTTGAATAAAGTGATTTTTGTTTTCAATAAAAACAAGGAGTTACTCAAGCTTACGCCACTTGTCAACGTAAATCTTTCTGAATCCAGCACGAAGCGTCCCTTTGACCAAGTACCAATCTCCTAACCTTCCGTCCTCTACGATTGGCTTGCCCATGCGTGAATACTTGAACCTGTCAATGGTGCATATGATTGGACCAGTGTCATCCTCAAAAGTGCAGTTGAGCCATAGGTTGTTGTTCTCAACTCTGCGACCCCCACGCTTGGCAAGGTTGACTGTCTCGTTCATGTCCCGCAAGTTTTTCTCTTTCAACTTCCCGAAGAACACGAATGTTCCTGGACGGTCTGCGTCAAGATCAACAATGTCCGTAATCGGCGTTACAATGTTGTAGGAGGCAGGGTCAGCCTTAATGTGGCCGAACCTACGTTCGCACTCAAATATGTCGTCGTAGGGTGTTTCTCCGTTGTCTAGGAGCTTCTCTTGACGTGGGGTGAGTATTTGCCCCCACTCACGTCTCTTTTCAATGTCCTCAGCCATCTTTGGGCCAATGCCTTTGATACCGATCAAACCACCGATCAGCTCACCATCTTGCACCGACCAGTTGGCCTTTGACTTGAACTTGTCAAATGGCTTGTAGCCCAAGCCTTCCTTCACGACCTCACGCAACAATCGCACAGCTTGTTCGTCGTCCTTCACATTGCGCAGGCAAGCAGCAGCGAACTCAAGCGGAAACTTGCTCTTCAAAACGCAGCACCAATAACTGAGCAATCCGTAGGCAATGGCGTGTGAGCGGTTGAAAGCCCATGAGCCCATTGTGTTGATGTTGTCCCAGATGCGCTGTGCCTGATCTTCTTCAATACCGTTCTCAGCTGCACCAACCTTGAACCTTTCCCAGAAGGTGTCAAAATACTCTTTACCGAAAGACTTACTCATAGCCTTGCGGAGTGTTGAAACATCTTCCCAACTCAGCTTGCCAACATCCCGAGCGATCGTCATAACCTGTTCCTGATAAACAACGACACCATTGGTCACTTTGGTTATCTCTTCAGTCAGCGGATGCAGGAACTCAACTGGGGCTGCACCTGTGTGGCGTTTGATGTATTCGGTTGTGCCGCCAGAGTTAAGTGGACCAGGACGAGCCAAAGCAGTGATCGCCGCAATGTCCTCAAACTTGTGAACTTTCATCTGCCGAGTCACTGATTGCAGAGCGTAACCTTCAAACTGAAAGATGCCTGCATACTTTTCGTCGTTCAGGACTTTAAATGCATCCTCATCTTCCAGTGGGTATTTGATAAGCTGATCTCGCGTCCAACCGACCTGATCAAGAATGTCTTGAAGCACTGACAGCGTCCGCAACCCCAAGGCATCAATCTTCAGCAGATTAAGATCCTCAGCGTCCTTTTTATCAATCTGGGCTGCACCTGTCTGGCCTGACACAGAACAATATCGGCTAACAGGATACTCAGTTACCAAGATCCCAGCAGCGTGCACTCCGTTGTGGCGTGCGTGATTTTCCATGTCTGCGGCAACTTTGATCTGGGGATACTTCTCAAGAACCTGCCGACCAACGTCCAGTTCGTTGAAGGTGTCAAGAATACAAAACGCTGCACGCGAGTCGCCAGAGCTGCGTTCAATGATTGCGCCTTTGAGGTCATTCACCTCCCATGCGGGGATGCCGAGCTCTTTGGCAACTTCGGCGATTGTGCTCTTGGCTTTGTAACGCGAGACTGTCCCGAGGTGCGCAACCTTTTCTGCGCCATACTTTTGCCGCAAGTATTCAAACACCATCTCTCTGCGGTCGTCCTGAAAGTCAATATCAATATCAGGCAAGTCTTCACGAGTGATGTCAATGAATCGCTCAAACAGCAAGTCATGCTCAATCGGGTCAATGTCAGTTATGCCAGTGAGGTAGCAAACTAATGATCCTGCAGACGAGCCTCGTGCTGGGCCAACGAGCATATGTTGCTTGGCGTAGTTAATCATGTCAGCGATGACGAAAAAGTAATCTTCAAACTGCTTGTCAGCAATCAGATCAAGCTCCCTCTTCAGCCTCGCCTCATACACTGGGTCAGTTAAATCAATGTCACGCGGCGGCGCACCTTCTTCGCAGAGTTGGCGCAAAGTCTTGGGGCTGTGGAATGAAACCATCTGCGCTGTAGGCAAGTGAGCATCGCACTGATCGGCTATTGCGTAGGTGTTGTCAATTGCTTCTTGAGGTGCCCATGGCAGTGCTGCTTTCCACTCCCACTCATTTAATATATGCATTGGGGCTGTGCGGTCGGTGCGGTTGCGCCCGACGAGAACCTCATATGCCTTGCGGTCACCAACACGCGGATAAAAGTTGTCGGAAGTTGCTACGACCTTGAAGCCTTTTTCTTCAGCCCACTTCAAAGCCTTGGGCGAACTCATTGGATTCAGCTCAATGTAAAGATCGTCTTTTTTGGTCAAAGGTAACAATCCCCAATCAGGGTGAGTTCCGCTCAATATTATTACATTATCGCTGACATCAAACAAATCAGTGTAACTGAGTCGTGGGAAGTAATAGAACCTTTCTTTGGAGGTGCTTTTTGTCACGAGCTCATATATCTCAGTCAGACCCGAATCATTCTTGGCTATGAATGTCATTGGGTTGTCGGGTTGCTTGGTTCGTTCTTCTGCGTCTGCGACGACTGATATCTCAACCCCGAACAGAGGCTTCACTTCAGCCTTTTTGCAGGCTTTTGAGAATGCGACATGACCCCATGTGCCTGTGTCGCATATTCCTACCACCTTACTGTTCGCAGTTTCAAGAACCTTGCTGATTGGCCCATAGGCTTTACGGAATGAATATTCGGATCTGACTTTTATGTTTAACATGTTATATCACATTTGTTAGGATTATGACGACTATTGCGCCGATGATTGAACCTATGATTGATGGATCCATCAGATATGCCCCTCCTTTCTATACCATTCAACGATGCGCACAGTTGCCTCAACGTCATTTATTGAGCGGTGTGCGCCATCGATCTTTGTTCCGAACAGCTCCTCGTGGATGTCGCCGAGCTTGCGCATTTTGCCCCAAACTCTTTGCCCCACTTCAACTGTGCAGATGTGTTGCGGAGGCCATGGGAACTTAGTGACCCTGTCAAGCCTCTCCAATTCAAACTTTAATATCTTGCGGTCAAAAGGCAAGTTGTGCGCGACAATAGATTTCTGCCCCAAGAAAAAATCACAAAGCTGTTCAGTGTAAGCCACAAAAGGCTTTTCATCCTTCAACATGTCGTCGGTGATGTTGGTGATCTTTATAATCTGTGGGTCAAGCAAGTGCCCAGGATTGCAAAAGAACTCAAGCCTGTCAACTTCCTCAAGAGTTTCGTCGTCCAGCTTCAATGCACCGAACTCAATGATCTTGGGTTGGATGTCTAGGTCAGAACCTTCCGCTTTGGGCAGACCTGTTGTTTCTAAGTCAAACACAATCATTTCTTCACTCCGCTGTCTAGCGACTCAAGCATGAATGCATAAACACCTAAGTCATGAACAGAGTCTTGATGGACTTTGGGCCAGCCTTGGGCATAACGAGTCAGCTTCGCAACAATCATATTAACAACACCAAACCTATTCCAGTCTTCAACGCTGTTCAACTTGATCCCATCAGGAAACAAAGCTGTCATAACCTCGCCATGTTGAAGGTAGTTGTCGCCATAGGTTTTATTGCGCTCACGGAAAGTGTTGAGAGCAGCTTCCATGCAATCAATCGGGTGCTTAGGTTGCCCTGACTTCCTGATCTTCTCCGCAATATCCGCTATTGTTTTCTTTCTGTCCGTCGCTGTATCCATCTCTGTATGCCTCCTCTTTTTGATCACGCAGTTGAATTTTAAGTTTCTCTATTTCAGCCTCATACTCGTTGGCTCGGTCAAAAGCCTGTTCAAGCTCCCAACGCATTGTTGGCAGGATGTCGAATATTCTGGCGATCTTTTGGCGGTCGAATTCAATGTCGTTGCCTATGATACGTAACTCCATCAATAACCTCCTTCCGCAACCTCAAGGCAAGTCAATCCCTCGCCCCTCCACATGTCAACAACTGACTTCCTGTCCTCAAGGATGAGCCAAATGTCTTTGAACTCAAAGTTCTCTTGATACAGGTCAAACTTGACTTCGTGGTCGTGGCGGTTGTCGCCTTCTGCACGCATCAATAGTTCGTCGCAAGGAATCTCGTTAGCATGCAACCACTGTTGGGTCTCGTGTCTGACTGACTCATCACGCGCAGTCATAACCACAATCTTGGTTTCACCATCAGTTCCTAGGTGCCGCACGAGGTTGCAGATGTTTTCAATTGGCTTGTCTTTCAAACCCTGCCTATTGAATTCATCGTACTTGCGTTCTTTGATAAGTTTGACGCGATGGGAATAATCGGACAGTGTCCCGTCCAGATCAACAATAACTACACGCTCGTAGGCTGTAAGAACCATTGTGGCACCTCCGTGTTTTTCCATTTTGCGAAACGAGCTTTCGCTCCATTGTAATAGTTGCGGTATGCAGTGACAGGCGAATCAGCCTTGTATTCGTCGGGCATACATTGCGGGATAGGCGTAAGCATTCCTACGTTAATGTGCATAGGGACAAGAGCCAAGAATGGCAGCATTGCTGCAGTCTTATGATCTTTTCCGTAACGACGAGTGTATTCTTTGCACAACTCGCTGAGCAGACCTAACGCCCAATAGTAGTTGGCTGAGGACTCTCTGACCCAGATTGCTGATGGGTGATTCTGGTGGGTCGTTTTATACAACCCAACCTCGTCAGCCCAAGAGTCGCCATCAATGACTCGGTGCGCAGTGCATAACAGCTGAGCAGTCTCGAGGATCATTTTGACGCAGTGCTTGTCGCAGTGCATGCGAGCAGCAGTGACAGGACTTTCGTCCAGATAAAATATGTTCATGTTCTGTTCCTTTCTCAGTGTCATTAGTTTACTTGAAGCCGAGCCATTTGAAAAGCCTTTTCCACCATGGCATAGGCGAAACATCCTCAAAACTTGCATCCCCGAACAAAACATTCAATCCAGGTTCAAGCTCTTTGGCTAAAGAGGCACGACTGTTCAGCACGACTGGTGCACGCTTGTAAACAATGTAGTTAAGCTGAGGTTGAGTCAGCTTATACTTTTTCTTTGTTTTCATGCGGCCATGTTCTTTGTTGTGAGCGTAAATCTCTCTGATCATTTTGTCTGTATATTTCATCTCTGCCTCCTATCCGTTCAGAGCTTTTGCCATCGACGGAGCTGCCCACTCGGTCGGTGTTAAGAATGGTTCTGCCCATGGGTGAACTTTGACGACCTCGCCGACCATCAACTTGAACACCTCTTGATATTCGCCTTGGGCACGTGGGGAGAGGCGTGACTTGGCCATCTCATGAAGTGTGCGCAAATTGAATTTGGCTACGATGTTGGTGTGGATGTTGGTTGGCAATACGCCTCGTGCATCCTCTGCTGGGACGTGTTCCCGTAACAACTGGTAAGCCTCGTTGATTTGAGCCATCGCCTGAGCATAGATAATGTTGGCCTCAGGATTTGCTTCAATGCGTGGGGGAGTGTAATATCCGAACCCTGCCATATCAACTGTGCGTTGCGATTGTTGGGCGTATGAGCCTTGACGAGTGCGAACGAACTGGTGAGTGAAGCCTCGTGTCACTTCGCGCACATTGAACGTATAGTCAATGAACTCCCAAGATGACTTGATTGTCTTCAACATGTAATCAAGCTCGTCCTGCTTTTTATCCCATGGCCACTTGCTCACCTTTTCGTAAGCGTTATCGTCGTCCATGAGACGAGTGTTTTTTGTGAACAATAGCAGATTCACTGCATCGTCCGTATAGCTAATCAATTCGACTTTCATGTGTTTTCTCCTTTCTGAGAGTGCATCATTCGCCCATAGTCGGATTTGGAGCGGATGAATCTTTCGACGTGCTGAATGTCATCAACAACATCGTCCATCAACAGTTGGCGCCATGTGGCGAATCTGCCGACAGAATAAATATTATATTTGGTTGTCATCTCGTAGATGAACTGCTTGCGCAAGTCCTCGTTGATCGGTTGGATCTTGCCATACTTTTGAGACGACTGTTTCATGTCAACGATTGAGTAAGGCTTTATGCCGAAGTCGTCCATCAACACTTCCATGAGGTGTGGGCCAATTGACCCATCAGGCTCTTTTATATATTCGCTGATCACGATGTCACCCACGATTGATATGCGGTAAAATGGCACGAGTGGGTCGGGGTAGTATATGGTTTGATAAATGTCACAATCTGGCGATTGAATGCGACCTGTTCGCGTCCAGATCTGTTGCGAGGGGAACTCGGGTCGGTCTTGCCAATCAACAATGTGCATCAATGCAGGCATTGGTATGGTTGAGATTATTGGCGTGTTGTTCTGCTCATGTTGAGCTATTGATTGGTTGCAGAGCTCTGTGCTGTATTCAATGTTGAGAGGTGCAGCCATCTGCGAGATCAAGTCCCATGGTGCAATGTAACGCTCAACAGGGTCAAGATTGTTGATTGATCTGTTCAGGACTGAGCCTGTGACCTTTTGAGAATACAAGTTGCTCAAAAACAAATTTGGTGTTGTTGTCAGCTTGCCATCGTATTTGATTGCCTTTTGGACTTTGACCTTTTTAAAAGGTATGGCGCAAGCTCGGGCAACCTTGTCAGTGCGGAAGCGCAGAAGTGCACCATGGTTGTTCGGCAACGAGTCTTGGGACTCAACTATCTTAGGGTTGAGCGACCTGAGCATGTGCCCTGCTAAAAGTCCTGCCAGACCTGCTCCGTATATCCATGGTTCATTCATGTCTCAAACTCCGTCTCACTATGCTCAAGCATTTTCTCTAGCTTGCGTTCTGTTCTTTTTGCCACTGCGTGGGTGGTCAATGCGGGTGGGTAGCCTTGTTCCATCGGGAACGAAGAATCCTTGACCAACCTCAAGAGCAAGTTAATCTCAAGGTCAGTCAAGGTCGGCATGAAGCATCGGCGGCAGGGCACTAGCCCACCACCTTTGCGTAGCCTTTTTCAATATCCCATGCGAGGTCTTGACGACGACCACCTGCGTGCAGATAATCTTCGTATGAAACTGGGCCACCTGCGTTCAGCAATATTCCCATTGAGTTGAACCCATGAGTGTTCTCACGACGAGGGTTCTTATCACAAGTTGCCTTGATCATCTTGCCCTCATAGCCTGACGCACGGCCACGCTTCTTTTTGTCATTGACTGACTTAACTTTTACTTCAACGACATTATCAGTGATAGCATCCACTGGTTTTTCTCCTTGTTTTCCATTGATGTGTTCAAAGGGTGTGGCTTCGACAGGGATGTCTTGAGCCAATTTCAAAAGCCTCATTGCACCTGTGCGGGTGTCAGAGAACCTTTTCACTGCGACTTTTGTGTTGTTGTTGTAAACTCTGACAATGCCTTGGTTTGTGGTATTGCGGTTTTCAAGCAACTCGTCAACAGAGCTGAAAACAACCAATCCATTACCCATCTTTTGAGCAACGCTCTTAGAGCTGAATGCACGGATTGTGTTTTGTTTGTAGTCGATAGCAAATGCTTTCATGGTTTGTTCCTTTCCTTTCTCAGTCTTGTTAGTATCTCTCTTTTTGACAGATAAGGCAACAAAAAAGTTTGAAGATTCTGATTTTTGTTTTCATTGTTTTCAATCACTTACATCAGAGCACATAATGTCTCAAATTTCTGGGTCGCACTAGATACAAGTTTTTGCGTGCTCTTGTCAGTGCAACATACCACACTCTGTTCTCCTCGTCGGTGTGCGAGTTTTCCCAACTCAGCTTGCCCATGTCAGTTGTCAACACAACATTGTCAGCCTCACCACCTTTGGACTGGTGAATTGTTGAGATTGTTATGCGAGGCTTGTCAGAAAACTTTTCTCCATTGCGTAAGCACGAACGCAGATATTCACGCTCGTCGGGTGCAATGCCGCGCAACATGCTCATCCAATCAATGTTCTTTGCGTCCTCAGGCAATCCCAAATCACCCAACCCATAAGTCTCTTGACGTTCAAGTTTGACATTGAACCCAAAGAACTGTATGAGATTCTTGGCCTCATGTAAAGGGATCTTTTTGTCTTTGCGGAGCCTTTCCCAACTCATGATGGCTTTTGTTTCTTCTGACTCAAGAGAGTGCTGACCATTGTAAGAATATGCAAAGCCTTGTTGACGAGCTGCTTGGCGATATCTGTTCAAGAGATATTTTGAGCGAGTCATGCAGAGCCATGTGCCTTCATTCTTAAAATCAATCTGCTGCTCCTCGGCTATCCAGTCAACTGTGCCTTCCTCGGTTTTGGGTGACCATGGTTTTTGGTAGCGGTGCTTGATGCGACCGACAACATTCGAGGCCATGCGATGAACTGAACGAGGGATGCGGTAACTCTGGGGCAAGACGAGCCTGTCGCCTTTTAAATTTAGGAACTTGTTAACATCAGCACCAGCCCAACCAAAGATTGCTTGGTCGTCGTCGCCAGCTATGTAGACTTCAGATGCCTGTTGGGAGGCCAATATTGCCATGCGGTATTGGAGGCTTGATAAGTCTTGCGCCTCGTCAAAAATGCAGATGTCCACTGGGAGCGTAACATTGTAGTTCTGGAGCATGTCCGTAAAGTCGAGGAGCGAGTTTTCTCTTTTGTAGGTTGCGAGTGCTGAGTGATATTGCTTGACTGCATGGAGGGTCAGATCATTCGTTGGGGTGAGGTGATATTGATCTTGCACTGAACGCAGACCGACACGTGCCAATGATTCAATTCTTGAGCATTTATCGCCAAGGCCATCTCCAGTGTGGATACCTATATCTTCGTCGTAAATGCCCTTGAATTCAACCCCCAATGCTTTGCCTAGTTTGCGATAGTGCGCATTGGTCATAACCTCGTCTCTTTGCAGACCTAACATTTTGAAAGCCAAAGAGTGAAGTGTTCTGAAGTATGGGAATCTCCCCTCGTCAAAACCAAACTGTGCCATGGCGCGTTCCTGCGCTTCGTTGGCTGCCTTGCGGGTGAATGCAAGATAAGCTATGCGCTCGGGTGGTATGCCTCGGCTGAGTGCATCTTCAACTATCCTCAGTAGGGTCGTGGTCTTTCCAGTTCCTGGTGGACCTAATATGATTTGCACTCTTCTCACTGTTTATTCCTTTCTCAACTATGACTCTGTTACAAGATCCACAATATGCCTTCTCAGGCTCGTCGTCGTAAACTCTGCCACGTGTTTGCTGTCCACAAAAATCACAGTCAACAAACTTTTCATATAACTTTATATAATGCATCAAAACTCCTCCGTCACTGCACTCGGGATCTCCAGCTCATCATCGTCTGCGTAAAACTCTGGCGCTGGCACTGACCATACTTTAACTGGTTTTTGTTTGATGCGGAAAGTCTTTCTGTCGCCTCCTAGTGTTCTGAGCCAAGACCAAATTTGGTGTTGTGATGGGTAGCGGAAACGTCTTGCGTCCAGATATATGAACAAGTCCTCTGAGCGGAAGTAAACCTTTTCCTCGTCCGAGTCGTGCCATGGCTTTGCGTTCATGATCTCGTCACGATGGCGAGCTTGAACCTTACCAGTCAAGAAGCTGTCAAGCATCTTTTCAAATTGACCTTGGGGCGATGCATCGTCGGGATCTTGTATCACCTCAACAGTGCTCAGCAACTCGTTGATGCGTTGCTCCCACCTTTGAACAGGCATTGTGCTCGGGCATTTGTTCAGCTTTTCAATACACAGCCTTTGCAGCTGACGCTGATCAAGCAACTGCTGGGTCGTGACTTCAATGCGCTCACCTTGTATCTCAATATACCAACGCACTGACGAGCGGTTCTCAGTTTCATATTTCGTGATTGCGTCAATCTCTATTGATTGGCCTCCACCAACCCCACCAATGCCGAACTCACGCTTCATGCACTTGGACTTCTCGCAATAGTTGCAGATTGGTGCTGACTTGCAGGTGTATGCGTATTCTTTTTTTGAGACTGATTTAATTAGGCCATTGACCTCGCCTGATGGGAGAGGCTCAGGCAGGTGCTCATAGTTGAACCTCATCAGATCTTCTTGCCAGTCGTCTGGGTTCTTCTTGCGGTAATAAACGCCCACATTGAACAAAGAGATGTTTCTTCCACCTTCAGGAAAGCCCATTGTCATTATGTGTTGAAGGCAAGGTGGACCATCCTCAAACTTATTTGTCAGCTCAGGACTAAAATTTTCAAGAGCCTCATAGGTCGTGCGCTTCTTTTCAGCTAGGTCAAGAAACTGCTCTAGGCTTTGGGGTTTGCCTTTGTGTATTGCGTAGCGTTCGCTCTTGTCACCATCCCAATAGCAAAGGTTGATCCAGTTGCCTCTGTCGCGTTCATTGGCTCGAGATATTTGCTTGGGGAAAATTTCTGCACCACCGTAACCTAATGTTGCTGCAAACTCGTTCAGCTTGGCGACCATGTCAACAGCTGCAATAGCAGGTTCACAAAAAAGGTAAAGATGAGCACCTCCTGATTTGCTCCTGCATAAAACGAGTGGCGTCTTCTCAATCTTCTTTTCAAGTTGCTCAAGCGACTCATTCAGCTTAACATCGCCTCGGATGTCAATATCAATGACCCCAAAGTTGCACGCATTGTTCTGGCGCAACATGATGATGCCTAGAATATAATCACCACCATTGAGATGCGCTTCAAAGTTTTGTTGGGTTGCTGGTTCGCTAACTGTTACTGCTCGGCCTGACATTTTGCCGTCGGCCTCTGTCTTCTGAACTCTGTATTGGCCGTGCGCAAGCTCGTAGCCTCTGAACAGGTTCATGAATCTTTTTACTTGATTGGGCTTCATCCTCGGTTCCTTTCTGAAGTGGGGGAAGCAGAATGCCGATGTTAACGAAAATTAACCCTGCTTCCCCCTAACGACGCCACAGTTACATTACGTCGTTATCCTCAGGTGCGGACTCTGGTGATACCTTTACTTCACCTGCAGCGACTTGTGCTTTAAAATCACGAGCTGCTAGGTAGATTGCCTTGCCGTTCGGCAAGTTGTGTATGATGCCGCCAGACTTAGCGTCAAACATTTGCTTCACTGACCATCCGAACCAAGAGCCTTGGTCGTTTTCTTCAGGGACAGTTGACAGGTTGTAGGCGTTCCAGAACATTGCTGGATTCAGTGTGCCTTCGCCTGATGGGTGAGGGATCTGCAGACGATTGATCATTGAGTTCCACTGACGAGCTTTTTTCAGCTGCGACTTCGCCATGCTCAAAAGAGCAGGTGAGTAGTTCCCATCCTTGTCAACAACGAACACGAAGTATTCGCCTGTCGGCACGATCTCGTTGCCCTCAGCTGTCAGGTATTCACCTCGGTCACCGCGTGAACAACCCTCAAGACAAGCAGAGTCTGGCCCATGGTCAGCGACCAATCCACCTCTGTCTGCTTTCCACTCAATGTGCGCACGACGATAGCTGATTGGGATCACTGTGATGCCTTCTTCACCGTCGAATGCCTGAGCTGCTACATTGTCAAGAATCATGCCTGCTTCAGCACCTTGAACATATGCACCGTCACGCTTGTTGACTTGAGGTGACATTTGTTGCAACACGCTCAGGCGTGGGATCATGAGATCCTCTTGGGTCATGCCCTCTGTGCCTTTGCCTGCGTCTTCAATCAGGATTGAATCGTCGAATGCAACTACATTGTTGCCAGTTTCTTTCTTTGCTACGTTTGCCATGATTAACTCCTTATGTTGGCTATGCGACCTGTGTAAACACGGAACAGGTCAAGATCGACTTCTTTGCCCTCTGCTAGACGCTCTTTGATAAAAGAGTTGAGCGAACTAGGATGGACTCCGACGCCTCGTTTGTAATGCATATGACGATTGCGAAGTTCGTTAGTGAACTCATTGCACGCGTCATCCTCATTACGACCAAATTGAACCTCAACATTGCTTTTGATTAAGTCTGCGCCACCATTCTGACGTAGCCATTCAAAGCACTGCTGTTGGCGAATCCTGAGTTCGTCCTTGTCGTCACCCTTGGCGCGATCTATTGCACCTTGGGATGGGACTGACCCAGTAATCACATCTTTGATTTCAACTTTTGAACCATTGGTCAAAGTGAAGTCTCGGATGTTCAGTTCCTGCATTAAATCAGGCAAGTCATGTTCAGCCAACATTTTGAGATCCTGCTTTTTTTGCTTCAATGTATCTTCAATGCGATTTATCTCATTAGCGAGATCTTGCATCTTCCGAGCCATATCTGCAACTGCACCAAGTTCGTTTGACGCTGGTGCCACGTCCTCAAGCAGATCTACTTCTTTCATAGTCTCCTACCTTTCTCAGTTCGAGAGCTACAGGCATATACCAACCTTTACGGCGATCCCTTTCACCCTCCTCGATATTGCGCTCCCAACGTAGGATACGCACGATTGGTGACAACTCGCTCGCAATCATGCAAACTGTCATGGCTGCAATTGGGTCACCACCTCCAGGCCAAAGCACATAGTCCTCTGGCGAGAAGTCTTTCATAATTCTGCGAGCTTTTTGTATGCTGGGTCCAGGAACATATTGAGGCTTGTCTTCAGGTTCAAAAACTACCTCGAGCGTTCCATACCTCGTAGCATCACTCAAGTCAGGCACCCACCCAAATTTATTCTTGACGGGTCGGTTGACTACATAAACCTTAGGCATCTCATCTCCTTTCTCAGTGGAACTTTACTATGCCTCGGAAAGATTAAAAAGGAAAGAAGAATTTTTCAAAGAAGCACATCGAACCCAAACTTTCTTTTTTAAACCAACGACGAAACCAACGAAACCAAAGATTTAGACACGAGTTGTTTTTGGACCCGTCCTTGGCCTCTTTATTATAAGGGGAAAATTTGGGTTGTTGTTTGTGTGTGAAAAATTTCAGGATTTGTGGTTTCGTTGGTTTCGGCATGGCGCAAGTCTCTGGATTTAAAAGGAAAAACAGGCGTTCCCAGAGTCAAAAACATGGGGAAACGCAACCCAGAGTCTGGGAACTTTTTTGCGTGTATCTTGTAAGTGACTGTAAACTAACGAAAACAATTTTGCTTTCTTCATAACTTTTTTGTTGCCTTTTGATCAAAAAAGAGAGAGAATACCCTATCAACTGAGAAAGGAACTAACCAATGATTACTCGCTACGCTATTAAGGTCACTGAAACGATTCACTCTGATGATCGTTCTGTTGAAATGATCCCTGTTTATTTCGTGGAATATTTTAAGCACGCTGGACACCTTAAATCTTCAAATCGCGCTGAGAAAACTTTTGACACGCTTGCGGAGGCTGAGGCTGTTGTGGCTGAGTTGCCTGCTAAACAGGGTTCTGGTAATTATGTTTTGACTTTGGTTTACGAAGTTGTAGCCATTGAATACACTCACGCGAATATGCATGGGTGGAGCGATGTGACTCCTTTTGAGATTGTTCGGGTTGTTTCCCCTAAGACTATTGAAGTCAGAGCGATGATTGCTGAACAAGACGAAAGTTTTAAGCCAGAGATTATTCCTGGAGGCTTTGCGGGACATTGCGTTAACCAAGGCCAACAAAAATGGAACTACAAGTCAGCACCCGAGGGCATGGTGTTGCGTGCACGCTTGCGCAAAGACGGCAACTTCCACAGCAACTTCGGTAAGCACGTGCTGTCAACTGAGCCACGCAAGTTTTACGACTACAACTTTTGAGAAAGGAAACTATCATGTTTAACGAAAAAGACAAAGTCATCATCCGTGACCCTAACAACTTCTATTGTGGCCGAGAGGCCACTCTAGTTGTCAAGACTGATTGGCCTAATGTTTGGAATGCTCGCATTG